GTGATAAAACTGGAGACCATGGAAATAGTTGCGGAGTATCAAGGAAAGGTTACTCCTGATGTATTTTCGAGGGTACTGTTTGATGTGGGTCAAGAATATGGCAACGCGCTTTTAGTGGTGGAAAACAACTCTGTTGGGTTTGCGGTCCTAGACAAGTTAAAGGACATGTCGTACCCTAATTTGTATCACTCAATCAAGTCGACACATGAGTTTGTAGAAGAATATCAGGCTGACACTATGTCAAATGCAGTGGCAGGATTTTCTACGACCTCGAAAACAAGACCGCTAATCGTCGCTAAGATGGAAGAATTCATTCGAAACAATCTAATTAAGATATATTCTTCGAGATTGATGTCTGAAATGAAGACTTTTGTTTGGAACAATGGCAGGGCCCAAGCGATGCGTTCATACAATGACGATCTGATAATGGCGTGTGCTGTAGCATGTTGGGTGAGAGATACTGCATTGACAGTAAATCAGAAAGACGCAGAATATAATCGAGCTTTTATAGGTGCGATAACAAAATCAACCAGCGAACTTGATACGCGAATAAACGGTATGGTTGGGACGAGAAAATTAAAATTAAATGATGAGCTAAGAACTCACACCAAGGCAGCCGCGGATTTTCCGTGGCTTTTTAAAGGTTAAAAAATGGCAACTGGAAAGAAAAACAAAAATAACACTAGAAACCCGCAGAGTCTGTTATTCAGAAGATTGACAAGACTCCTATCTGGTCCACTTACTCAATATAGGACACAAAACAACCACAGGCTCAGAAGGATTGAGTTGGATAAATATGCCAACAAGTTCACTTCCGCGTCTGGCAAGGACTTCAAGAAGACGGCATACAATCCGTACGATAATCTTCAGGCAAGTTATATGGCGACCCAACAGAGAACAGAGAGGTACGTTGACTTTGACCAGATGGAATACACTCCAGAGATAGCCTCCTCATTAGATATTTATGCAGATGAGATGACTACATACTCTTCCATTAATCCAATGTTGAACGTCGAGTGTGACAATCAAGAAATCAAAGCACTTCTGGAATCTCTGTATCACAATGTGCTGAACGTGGAGCACAACTTGTTCTCCTGGTGCCGGACGATGTGTAAGTATGGGGACTTTTTCTTATATTTAGATCTCGATGACAAGCTTGGTGTAACCTCCGTCATAGGGCTTCCGACTCAGGAGTTGGAGAGGATGGAGGGAGAAGACAAATCAAATCCTAATTATGTACAATTTCAGTGGAACTCTGCTGGATTAACTTTCGAAAATTGGCAAGTAGGTCACTTTCGAATCTTGGGTCAAGACAAATATAACCCTTATGGGACATCTGTTCTTGAAGCCGCTCGACGCATCTGGCGCCAATTGACCTTGTTGGAGGACGCCATGATGGCCTACAGAATCGTCAGGTCTCCGGACAGACGCGCTTTTTATGTCGACGTTGGCAATATACCGCCACAAGATGTCGAACAATATATGCAAAAAGTTATGACAACGATGAAAAGAAACCAAGTAGTCGACGCGTCAACTGGTCGTGTCGATCTTCGATACAACCCACTATCTGTAGAAGAAGATTATTTCATTCCAGTGAGAGGGAACAGTTCAACAAAGATTGAATCTGTTGGCGGGGGTAAATACACCGGTGACATCGACGACGTTAAATATCTGAGAGATAAGTTGTTTTCAGCATTGAAGATCCCATCTGCATATATATCTTCTGATGGTGAGAAGTCAGTAGAAGATAAAACAACTCTCGCGCAGAAGGACGTAAGGTTTGCGAGAACAATACAAAGACTGCAAAGATCTGTAATCACAGAGCTTGAAAAGATTGGTGTTATTCACTTATACACTTTGGGATACAGGGAAGAAGACTTGGTATCTTTCAAGTGTCACCTCAACAATCCCTCCAAGATCGCAGAAATGCAGGAACTTGAACACTGGAAGACTAAGTTTGAGATCGTCGGCGCAGCAACTGAAGGTTTCTTTTCGAAGCAGTGGTTAGCAAAGACGTTGTTTGGTATGTCTAACGAAGATTTCGTTAGGAATAGAAGAGAGATGTATTATGACAAACGCTTCGAGGCTGCACTTGAGACTGTTGCAGAAGCGGAACAAGCGGAAATGACCGCCGGCCTCGATGCTGGCGTAGACGATCTGGAAGCAGCCGGCGGAGATATTCCTGGCGGCACAGGCACTGTTGGAACAGAGCCAGAGATCGCCGCACCACCAGGAGAGGACACTCCGGCAGCAGACGCTCCAGCTGCGACATCTCCACCAGAAGATGAAGGTGGTCTTCTTGCTGCCCCACCAGGTCGAAGAGATGATTCTGATTCTGTAGAAATAAAGAAAGATGGAGAAACCTACACTACATCATCGAAATCCAAGGGAAAACTTCACCGCAAGAAACCTTATGACGGTAGGCCTGCTGGTAAACGAAGACAGCACCTCAAGCAGAAAAAAGAATTTGGAACAACCAGGTCAACTTTGCCGGGTATGTCAGATTTGAAGGGGTTAGTCAATATGTCCAGCATTTATGAAGAGAGTGAGACTAATTATAAGAAAGAAGAGACGAAGATTCTTAAAGAACAGAAAGAATTGAAAGCTCTCTTTGAAAGCTTAAAAGCGAGGGATGAAAAAAATGAGACTGAAACATAACAAGAAAAGAAATACTGCTTTTGTTTATGAAGCCTTAGTGAGAGAACTAACAGAGTCGGTTGTTAAAAACAACAGAAACAAACAGAACAAAATAGCCTCAATAATAAAAGAGCATTTTACCACTGATTCCATCCTCAAAGAGGAACTGGAACTTTACAAGTCCATCTACGAGACCAGACATGTGGAAAAGAATCTTGCAGAGAAGATAGTAGTACAAGTGAAAGAAAAGCATGACTCTCTTGATAAGAAAAAGTTATTTCAAGAACAGAGCGCGCTGATAAACAAGATAAGTAGGACCTTATCAAGCAAAGTATACAGTAACTTTGTCCCAAATTACAAAACAATCGCGTCAGTGTATTCTATTTTTCAAAATGCACTTCCTGTTAGGGACAGAGTCTTGTTAGAAGAAAACATAATCGACCAAATGTCCGCGTCGATTGATACGACAAGTGAGAGCTTGCAACCTATTGACTCTTTGGTTTACACTACGTTTGTGAACAATTTCAATAAAGAGTATTCGAACGTATTAAATGAAAATCAAAAAGCATTACTTAACAACTACGTTTCCTCGTTTGCCGACAATGGCGTAGAGTTGAAAATATATCTTAACGAGGAGATTGGTCGAATCAAGGAGACTTTAGAAGGATTCAAATCTAAAGAAGTCATTATTAGTGATAAAAACCTTAAACAAAAGGTGGAAAAGGTTTATTCTATTCTTGACGAGACAAAGTTGAGAGAAGTTGACATCAATACCGTAGAGATTGTGTTAACCGCTCAGGAATTAATAGAAGAGTTAAGCGAAGATGGCGATTGATATTGAAATAAAATTGGACCCTAAGATAGAACTTAAGGCCAGGAGAACCTTAGATGGTAATATAATGATACTTGACCACGAGGATATCGACGTTGTCGTTATGGCAGAAAAGGGAAAGTGCGTTGCGTTTCCTAAGAGTGAAATGTCCGACCGGGTTTATGATGTCCAGAGTCGCATGTTTGAATTCTTAGCACGCAAAGGCCTAATTAATCGTTCCTCAATTCGAGGAGGTAATGTGTTTGGATCCCTAGAAGCTGAGTCTTTGGAATCTAAAATTCCTGGAATTGACCGTGAACAAGCGCTACTTTATTCGATTCACGAGTACATGACAGCTGAACGTCCATTCTTTAGAACTGCCGACGAGTACGACGAAGATAGGTTGACTGCGATGCTCCGACCATCACCAGAAGATTCTACCGAGCTTGGGGACGTTCCTCAGAAAGCAAAGAAGGGTTCTCACTCATCTGCGTACCCATATGGATTTATGTACAACTACTCCCTTGTAAGAGAGGGTGAAGGTGAAGACTAGTGACAT